GCTCTACTGTAAGATTTGCACCAATATCTGATATATTTTGAGAAATTGTTCCAGCTGCCATTAATGCAGATTCTGAGCAAACACCATCTACAGCATTAAATGCTTTTAACACCGCTGTAGATATTTTATTTTTATCAAACATCTGCATTTTTCCATCTCGTTTTTCTACGTACAACATATATTTCCTCCATATAAAATATATACTATATATTGATTTTAGGGATTAATTAGCAGTTTTAGTATATATCTATTTTTATTTTTTAATAATCTTTTGAATATTCAATAAAGAATATCAATATGCTTAATTTTATCCTAAAATGGCATTAATTGAAATTTTACTTTATTTAAAATAATAAGATAAGATTAGCCGTATAGCAACACGCTATACGACTAATAATTTATTTAAACTTCTCCTGTAGAACCGTGTCCTCCTCTATTCTCGTTACCAAGATCATCAACCTCAGTAAATATTAATTCAGGTTGATGCTTAATAATTCTGAATTGACAGATTCTTGTATTCTTTTTGATTATAGTATCTCTTGTTGCATATACTGGCATATACCACTGATCATCATTACCACAATATGATTCATCAATTACACCAATAGAATTGGTTTGAATTATACCATATTTTTTAAATGTAGATGAACGTGGTGCTACAATAGCTTCATACCCTTCTGGTAATTGAATAGCAACTCCAAGAGGAATCAATTTAAAATCTCCTTTAGATAAGGAAATATCTTCAGCTGCTCTAAGATCAATCCAATCTGATTTTTCTCCCTCTATTTTTTCTAATGGTTCGATATCTGCAAGATATTTAACTTTAATTATAGATTCTTTTCTATTTGCTGATGCCATTGTTGGAACCTCCTTATTTGTTTTACTTTTTACTGAAACCATGTATTCATATCCAGGTGTCTGGTATTCGATTACTGATACACAATACTCATTATCTAATGCGTATCTTCCTACTATATAATCTTTAAACTCTTCGTCTGTAATAGCATCAAATAAAAATTCCCCGTATTGTTTTAAATATAAATAATCATAATCTTTTTTCAATGCTTCTATTACATCATCTAGATATGTGTTTGAATTAATATATGGAATTAAATCTATTTTATCCATATATTCAAACGCTCTTTTCATCATTTCTGAGATTTCTATTCTAGATTTTTTACGTATTAACATATTTTACCTACCTCCATATCTACTAATAATCATTAAAATTATTATTGATATCAGAATCAATATTATAGATAGAAATATAAGATATTGATTTCTCAATTTTCTATTTTGTTCGGTTACCGCTCTAATAAATCCTGATAATATCATAAGTATCAATATTATCAAAAATAAATAATATGCTATAGTAACTATAAAATGTGCTAGTTTCATACACTCTTCTCCTTTGTACTGTATTGTTTTCCAATATATAATTCTATACAATAACCAACCTATAAATAAAATATATTACATTATTCGGAGGGAATATATAAAATTATATGGAATCTGTGTCTAAATTACGTCATAAAGGTTATACTAGTACACCGCATTGGAATGAAGAATCAGGTGAATATGAAGGAACTTTAGATAAGATAACCGATATTGTTCGATATAGTGGATCTACACTAGAAGAAGCAGAGGAAGATTTTTATAATTGCGTAGATGACTATTGTAATATGAAGAAAATGGCATCCAAAAAATGGGGGTATAAAAAATAATGGTTGGCAGATATCCTGTAATAACGTTATGTGGAAGCACAAGATTTAAAGATGAATTTATGCAGTTACAAAAAGAATTAACACTTGGTAAATTTATCGTTATATCTGTTGGGTTATTTGGCCATTCTGGTGATGATGAAGTATGGGAAAACATGGACGAGGGAACAATAACCGAAACAAAGAAAATGCTTGATGATATGCATAAGAGAAAAATTGACATGTCTGATGCCATATTTGTGGTTAATGTTGATGGATATATTGGAGAGTCTACCAAATCAGAAATTGAATATGCTAAAGAACATGGCAAAGAAATCTTCTATTTGGTTCCATTAGAAAAAGATGATAAAAAGAAAGAGGAGGAAACTATTAATTAATACATACAAATAGTTTCCTATGGAGGTTTAGATATATGATTGGCATTGTTTCAAGTATGGCAAAATTGTGGGCCAAAGTATCTGCATTAGTTAGTCAAAATCAGTTTGATTTAATGTTTCTTTACTTTGACCAATCAGATGGTAAATTGTATAAACTAGACCAGGATTTCTCTAAGGTTGATTTTGAACTTGACAAGGTTACTGGATATGTGAAAGTTGTACCTAAGAATACCTAATTTTTGTATTTGGATGGAATATTATGAATATAGATAAATTTGAAAGTAATATGTATAATATATCTTTATATATAGAATATGATATAAATAATATATTAATACATATACCTATAATCAAATCAATATATCTAACCAAATTAGGAAATGAATTGTATTATAATATACTGGATACAATAAATACTACATATCTTGATGATGATATAATAATGGTTAAAACAGACTGTGGTTATGGTATAGAAGTGAAAGACTATAATAATAAACTATTATTATATGTAGGAGTATCTAATATAATTAATAAATGTAAAGCAAAAGATCTAAGAACTATTCATATACTATTCAAAGGAGAACACAGTAATGATGTATCCAAATTCATTAACTCACTCCAATATAGTGGTAAAGTAATTTTAGATCTTGATACAGATCCAAATGATCCACCAATAAAAAATTTAATCAAAAATATTTCAGATAAGTTCTCCTGTTTAACTACTGATTATATGATAAAGGTGATGGGTTAATACCCATCACCGTGTTTTTATAAAAAATAAATATACACGTGGTGGGGTTTATACCCCACCACGTAACTATATGACAGGATCACTTACACAAACTTATCACTATCTTTGCTTGTTTCAGTGACCTCAATGTACATCTGATGGAAAAACAATAAAATGTCTCTTTCAAGACATTTCCTTCTAATCATGAATCCTTCATCTCTTAAGATATTATAAAGGAAAGCAACCATGAATTCCGAAAAGAGAAGGGTTCCAAGTTCTGTTAATTCTACTGCATTATATGGAAGATGTTTACAAGCTACCTCTTCCTCACCCTGTTTAGTTACCTTTGCAATGAACACCTCTGTGTTATATAATATACATATTGAATATACCTCATTATCTGTTGTATACGCATAAATATATCCATTTTGCTGGTTAATATCTACATCTAATATCTTTTTCATATCTTACCTCCTTTCTAAAAGGTTAACTATTGGTTGTTATTACATGTATATTATATCTAATCAATATAATATACTTTTTAATTATTTTAATATTTTTATTTATCTTAGAAAAAATAAAAACTAAATTTAAATTAAGTGGTGGGGATAAACCCCACCACGTATTTACATGACAAGATCACTTACACAAACTCGATATCTTCACCGTCTGTTTCGGTGATCTCGTCATATAATCTCTGAAAGAACGAAGGAATATCATGGTTAAGATATTCCTTTTTAATCATGAAACCCTCTTCTCTTAATACTTTGTAGAAGAAGGCTGTCATGAATCCAGCAAAGGCATCTCTTCCAAGCTCTGCTAATTTTGTAGTATTACAGGGAAGAGCAATACTACAAACCTCTTCTTCATCTCCTTCTTTGTTACCGTCTTTCTCTTCCCTGGCTATCTTTGAAATGAACATATAATCAATGCATATACAAAAGACATAATGCTCTGAATCTGTTGTGTATGCATTGATTCCACACCCCTCCTGTTCAAAATCTATTGAATAAATCTTTTTCATAATACACCTCCTCTTTTTATATTAAAAGAAATAATAATCTTTACATGTGAAGTGTCCCATCATTGCATCATAAACAGCTAAAACAAAAGCTGGTATATCTTTATATATAAAATCAGGTAATATAGCATATCCTCTTTTACGAAGAGCTGTATAAATTTGATTAGTTAAAATCTCAACAAATGCTTCTTTTCCAAGAGACATAATATCTTTTATATCATATGGGAATTCATAATCTTCATTAGCTGCGATATATAATATATTTTTACCAATAGTCATTAAAAAACTCTCATCATCTGTAGTTGTACATTTACAATATACAATAGTACCCCCTTCTGAAGTTTCATTACAAATTTCCATTTTATAAATATTTTTAGTTTTCATAATATACCTCCTATATATTTAGATTCACATATATAATATCTAATTAAAATGTATTATTCTACCAAGATATACCAATTTATTTTAACAATTATATAATGCATTATTGCATAAATACAACCTCATAGTGCACTATAAAAATAAAGGAGATACAATATTATGTCGAAGAAATTTATTTCTCTAGAACGGTTGACACAGTATGATGGTCTAATTAAGGCTCTAATTACTTCTGGCGATAGCACCACTTTATCATCTGCTCAGAGCTATGCTGATGGTCTTGCCAGCAATTATGATGCAGCTGGTACTGCTCAGACCTTAGTTAACAATCTGGCAAATGGTGCAGTTGCAGACAATGCCTCTGATATCTCTGATATTCAGGGTGATATTGGTAATATGTCAGATCTTGCTGATGGCCTATATAACCAGGGCGATACTGAAGATCTTGTCACTGCACTTAATAACCTTAATACTCGTATGGCAACTAGTGGTGCTGTTACCATCTCTGATGCTACCACCACTACCGGATATCTGAAGAGCTATACCTTCAGTCAGTTTGGTTCCACTATCGGTACCATCGATATTCCTAAGGATCTAGTTGTCGAGTCTGGTCAGGTTAGAACCATTACCGAGACCACCGATGGCCATGCTCCTGGTACTTACATTGTTCTTACTCTTGCAAATGATGCTAGTACAACCATCTGGATTCCTGTTACCAGTCTTATCGATATCTATACTGCTGAGCAGAATGCTACTCAGGTTCAGCTTGCTGTTAGCAATAGTAATGTGCTGTCAGGTTCTATCGTTGCTGGTTCTATTGGAACCACCGAGCTTGGTTCTAAGGCTGTTACCGCAGCTAAGATCGCTGATAATACTATCACCAAGAGCCAGCTTGCATCTGATGTTACCGATGCTCTTAATCTTGCAGAGTCTGGTGTTCAGAGTGTTACTGAAGGTGCTACCAATGGTACTATCGCAGTTGATGGTACTGATGTCGCAGTCCATGGTCTTGGAACGGCTGCTTACACCGCTTCCACTGCATATGACGCAGCTGGTACTGCTAATACATTAGTTACCAATCTGGCAAATGGTGCAGTTGCTACCAACACCACCAACATTAGCACCAACTCTACCAACATTGGTACTATGTCCAACCTGAATGCTTCTCTGTTCAATACTGGTGATGATCATAACCTCGTTACCGCTATTAACAACCTTCAGGCTGGTGATGCTATCTCTGATGCTACTCAGGCAGACATCAGCGCTCTGTTCGCCTAATCTTAATACGACGTAAGGTGAATGGTGTAGATTAAACACTTAGATCCCTAGGGTGGTTGGTCCACCCTAGGGATTTATTAAAAATTACAATAGTTTAACTTTATAATAATATATATAGGAATTAATTTTGATGGGAGGTCTATAAAAGTATTATGCTGATCCTCTATAATAACCTAGGTAAATTTGTTAAAAAGGTAAAGTCATATATAGAAGACAATAAATTTGATGTTCAATTTGAAGTGGATTTAGATACAATGCAATTATCTGCTTCTGGAAATAGTAAAGCAAAATTTATTATAGAAAATGATACTCTGTATTTTGATACAGATCCATCATCTTCTACATAATATTATATATCCTAGGTATATTTTTATAAGGAGGATATAGAAAATATGATTACTATAATTGATAATGTTGTAAAACAATTCTTGACTTCTGCTCAAGAATATATGAATAATAATAAATTTGAAGCTCAATTTGAAGTTGATATGGATACAATGGAGCTTAGTGTTACATGTTCCAATCCAAATATATTTAGTATTAACAAGAAAATTGGTTATCTAGAAGCAAAACTAGATAATTAATTATAAAGTAACTTGTTAAAATATACAATAAAGGAGGAAAATATATGCTTATCATTTTTCCTGGTGGAATTGGTGTATTATGGAAGAAGTTTAAGAAGCTAGCTGATGATAATCTAGTTACATGTACATCCATATATATAGATCAAGATACTGGGAACCTCGTTGCAGAAGGAAAATATGCTGATATGTTTTCCTTAGATTCCAATGGGAATCTTCAGGTTAATACATAATTTCTCTGGGAAATCACGAGTGTATAGATATACTTACGCTAAATAACGTTAGAAAGGATATACAATGTAAGATGACAACTGAAGAAATTGGAGTAAAAATTGGTGTCATAGAGAATAAGCTAGAATTGGTTGATGCCAAAATTAATACATTAGAAACAGAATATAAATCAATACAAGAATTAGCATTATCTGTAAGAGAATTATCTATTAATATGCAGAATATGGCAGAAGAACAGAAGAGACAAAGTGCAGATTTGGCAGTAATCAAGAATAAACCAGCTGATCGACTTAATAGTATTCACCAGACCATTGTGAATACTATTGTTGGGGTATTTGCTGGAGCAATTGCTACTGGGCTCATCTTTATGATGGCTCAGCATATTTAAACCAATCAAGCATCCAATTTATTTAGTAGATGATATGTAATCCCCTACTGGCAACGTAGGCCAGTAGGGGATAATTTTATTTTAGCCGTAGAATTTATTTATATAATCTCTAATCTTGAGCTCCATCACATTGTCAACAACAGCATATGCTTGATCAATCCATGGATAAGATTCTGGTAACCAACAATATCCATTGTCTCCCCATGATTTACCCCAAGAATTAAGCACTCTCCAATAGAGAACTCCATCAATATATTTCCATCCGGTTACAAGCTGAGCATGACCACCGAAGCTTCTAACATCTTTATTCTTATCATATCGTACAATTCCATCTCTCTTTACATTATAATAGCAATTCGTAATTGGAATACCAATAAGAACACCCTTAGTTCTCATTATAGCAGATTGAATTTCTTCTCTAGAATGACATACATAATATGAAGATATAGCAAATGGTTTAGCTTTTGCCATGAGTTCTGCTTTACGCGCATTTACAAGAGCTTTTGCTTCATTATATGAGCAGAATTTAAATAAATCTCTTTTAAGAACAGAGCCTTCTCTACCTTTAGAACATACAGAAGATAAATACATTCCTTCAAAATCTTCTCCTGGAATTCTATTTCCATACTGGAATGTGGGAGAAAATGGTTCATTAAGTTCAGATTGAGAATTATCTGATTCCTGAAGATATCTAAGTGCTACATATGCACAAGCAGCGCACATAGATGAATTTCCTTGATCGTAAACAAATGGGAATTCTGGAGACATATATGATTCAGGTATTCTTGTTGAACCAAGTGGAACTAAATCTTTAAAATTATAATTTCTAGGATCATATGGTGAAGTAAATAATCCACCACGCCTCGTCATATTATTATTACTCATTAACATTTCCCTCCATTTTATTATATATTAAGCAGGAATATAGCATCCTCCTATATACATCACAGAAGAGGTAGTTTCGATATCCTCATCATAGTTACTCAGAAATACGTCTAAATTAAGCGAAGTATCAAGAATAGCAATGAGAGGAATAGATTTAACTGCCCCGTCTACAACATAAAGAAGAGTACCGCTGAATACAGATTCCATCTTAGGAGTTATAGCGCCACTTATATTAGTATTATAAGTAGAGAAAGTTGCTCCTAAGAAAGAAGGAAGATATTGGGAAGTAAAGAACCCTGTGTTAAGTGTAAGCTTAATAGAAATCTGAACATTTTCAGCATTGTATGCAACGTTAATATCAGAATTTGCTACATCTAGATTAGTAATACCATTAAGAATAGTGGCTACACTAGTATCACTCTCCATGGAACCGTTAGATGGAATCAAACCAGATAATGCATCTGATTGAGCATTGGTGATACCATTAACCATTAGCATCCAATAATCACTAGATCCAGATGCTCCAGGAGTATGATTAGTATTGCTATCTACCTTACTAACATACATGCACCCATCATAATTGACTGCATCTAAAAATGAATATGTGGTGGCAGAGCTGTATGTACCTTTGGGGAGAAAACAAATTTTTCCAAGAGCTACTTTAGCCATATTATTAATAACCCCTTTCATCGAATTAATATATTTATAGTATAAAGAAGGAGATCTTTACCATATTAATTATAAGTTTTCTAGTTTTGCATCTAAAACATCATGATAAATAACACTAATGATGAGGAGTTGCTGTATGAGATTTATATTACAAAAAGATGAAGAAAAACCTAATACAATCAAAGAAGTAACTCATCAAGATAGATTTAAACCCAAGTTATATAATACACTATATATACCATCTTGGGTTAACGGTTACTCTATTGGATTAGAATTTATTTATAATTGGTTTTTATCAAGATTTCCTGATAAATATTTTCGTACCATTCATATATTAGGAAAGCATCCATTCGATGATTTTCGCAGATTTGAATATGGTGAATATGTAAAGAGAGAAAAACCTGCAGTGTCTATTGGTTCATCTATACAATATGACTTTGATGATAATAATTTAGATATCCATCTATTTGGAATAGATGGATATATGAGAAGATCTAATCTACAAAGATCATTTTTTAAAGATATGATAAATAAATTATATGTTAGTTTTACTGCAGAAGTGATGCAGTTAACATTTACCTTTAGATGCAGATTTGAAACAAGAGCAGAACAACTAGATGCTTATAAACGTATAGAAATTATGTTTAGATTTGGTTGTACAGAAACAATAGAAGCAGATATGGATTTTCATATACCATATGAATTAGCTTGTGATTTAGCTCAAGATGCAGGATTTGATGTGGAAGCACAGAAACCATTAGGTGAAAAAATAACAGATCCATATGGATTTTTATCATATTTAAATTCTCATTCTCAAATACCAGTATTATATAAATTAAGATATATAAATGATAAGCATGAATATTTTATTAGAATGAGAAATATGCCTATACATCTTGATATGAGAAATAAACCAGATGCTGATGAAGGTGAACAAGAAGGACAAACTTCTAATAATTTCAATATAGAAATGCAATTTGTTATGAGATTACCTGTACCTAAATTCTATGTATATTATAACGAATTGCATCCAGAACAAAAAACTGTTGTTCAACCATCAAATGGAATAAATATATATTCTATGAGAGTATTAGATATCCCAGATGTAAATTCGAAAGGATGGACTCAATTTGCTACATCTAATTATTTAAAAGATGAGAATGAAAAATTAGTACAATCTATAGATATTACATCATTATTTGATGCTCCTGTAAATGGTGCTAATAGAGATGTATCTTTACAAACTTTAATAGATGATGCTATTAAAGTTGGTATATCTCCATCTATGTTTATAGATATAAAAGTATTTACCAATGATCTACAAACAGATAAAGGGTTATTACTTACTAATATGGATTGGGAACATAATAAAATATTATTACCCAAGAATACATTTAATTCGTATTTTTATATTTCTATATATCTAGATCAAAAATATGTAAACGATATGATGATAGATAAACAACGAATGTATAGATCTAGAGTCAATATATTACCACACCTTCCAGATAGAAAAGAATTAAAACTTAGTGATAGAATTACAATAGAAGGTACAGATGCCCATAGAGTAGATGTAGAATAAAGATGATGGAGCCAGATTATCTGGCTCCATCTTTGTATATGCAAACTAACGAAAACCCATATAAGTTTCATTTCCCAATATTCGCATACCCACCACAATAGTTCGCATTTTATCTGGCTCATGCCCTTGCACTTTGATTTAATGACGATACCTTTGCTACGCCAACCAGATTTATATTATTCTATAATCTTTTCAACTTGTTCTGTAGAAATAACTTCTGTAAACTCATCTTCATTTTCTAATGGAACCTGATCATCTGGATTTTCTTCATCTTTTGCTTTATGAAGATATTCATCTGGTTCACCTTTTACCAAATCATGCTTATCAGCTATTTCTTTAGCTTCTTCTTCATTCTTTATTATTTCTGATATATTGTTATTTATAATTGCGATATATGTTTTATATAAAGCATCATCTACAGACTTATATAAAAATATACTATCTAATACTTCACCAATAGCTTCAGTTGTAGCAAACTGTTTTAGATCTTCTGGAATATCTAATTCATCTTTTTCCATCATAACAAGATTATGTAAATCCTCTGAAAATAGATCTTTACATGTTTCTTTAAACTCTTCGTATGTTGTTGCACCCATTAAATCTTTATTAGATAGAAGCTTCATTATAGCAGGAATAACTTTAGATTGTGCTTCTTTTAATAGATAAGCAATTAATTCTTCTTTAGAAGTAATCTCTTCATTTATTTTCTTTTTATGCTTTCTATATTCATTATATGCTGCACATATAATAGCTACAATTACGATTCCTAGAATAATAATTTGAAAATTGCTCATATAGAGATACTTCCTTTCTAATTGTTTGATATTATCTCTATGTTTCTATAACATTAAAACTTTCTATTAATATCTATATAGGAATAATTAAGTAAAGGAAATAACTATTATGGTTAATACTCAAGTTTCTTCTCCTCAGATGGTTTATTTCCAGGATACAACAACAAATAAATCATTTATGGATATGCATTATCTATTAAAAGCTAAAGGAATAAAAAATAATAAATTCTTTTTAGTTATATATGATCCAGGGTTAATGGGAGTAGATCCAAGAGATCCACAGCTTTCGTTTGAAATGAAAAAGAGAGTATTAAGAGAATGCCAAATAAACTTCTGGTATTTTATAAGAGAAGTTGTTAGAATACCAGTAGAAGGTGGAGATGTTGGTGGTGGTAAAAGATATAAACTTCATCGTGGTAATTTAGCTATGAATTATTTATTCATAATGAATTATGATATGTTTGTAGATTTACCTCGTCAGCACTTTAAGACATTCTCTGCATTATGCTGGTATTTATGGGTATTTAACTTTGGTACTTCTAATACCAAAATGATGTTTATAAATAAGAAACACGAAGATTCTAAGAAAAACTTAAAAGATATTAAAACTATTAGAGAATCATTACCATCATATTTACAAATGGATGCTGCATATGATATTAATGGTAAAAAGATTAAAGTTCCTAATACAGCAGAAACTCTACAGCATCCTATAAATCATAATATAATTAAAACCCTTCCTGCTGCTAGAACCAAAGCTATGGCAGATGGTGCTGGTCGTGGTGCTACAATGGCTATACAGTATTACGATGAGTTTGCATTCATGCCATATAATGAAATCATATATGCTGCAGCATCACCAGCATTCTCTAGAGCAAAACAAAATGCTAAAGAAAATAGAGTGCCATATGGTATATTAATAACTACAACACCGGGTGATCTAACTACAGATGAAGGCATATATGCTAATAAAGTTAGATTAAATGCAACACCTTGGCTAGATTCATATTATGATTTGACATATAAGCAATTAGAGGATTTAAAAGATTCTAATAACAATTCTACATTCTTCTATATAAGATATACATATAAACAATTAGGGTCTGGTGAAGATTACTTTGTTGATATGGTTAAGCAGATGGGTAAGGATTGGGCTAAGATTAGAAGAGAAGTTCTTATTGAATGGGATGCTGGTTCTATGAATTGTCCATTCAGCCAAGAAAATCTTGATATAATTAAATCATATTGTAGAACTGAGCCAATCACCACAGTTCCTCTTGGAAAACATGGTCAATATACATTGAATATATGGTCTCAAATGCCATTAAATTCTCAATATCCTCCAATTATAGGTGTGGATGTAGCAGGTGGATATCAGCAAGATAGTTCAGCTATAACGATAATAGATTCTCAAACAACCAAAGTTATAGCTACGCTGAATTGTAACTATATTCCATCTCAAGATTTGGCTCAATGTATATTTGATATAGTAAATACATATTGTAAAAATGCTATAGTAAACGTAGAGCGAAATGGTGGATTTGGTGCATCTGTATTAAGTCTATTAGTAAAATCCAAAATTAAAAAGAATCTATACTTTGAAATAAAAGATAGAGTAATACAAGAAAGATATGATGGAGTCAAGACAGTATATAAGAAGACTAAGGTTAAATCATATGGTACAGATAATACTAAGGATATAAGAAATAAATTAATTGAATTATTACATGCTAGAGTAAATTATCATAAGGATAAATTCTTAGCGCCTATTTTACATGATGAGCTATCTACGATGGAAGTTAAGAAGAATGGTAAGACAGAGCATGCTGCTAATGCTCATGATGATCAGATATTCTCATATCTGATGGCTCTATATGTATGGTATTATGGCGAAAATCTAGCTGAACATTTCCATATTATTAAAACAGAAATCAATACAGATGAAGATAATCCTGATTATGAATTTAGTTTAGATGAAAGATATGGTGGTTTAGAGATTGCTAATGTAGATGTAGCAGATACAGATTATTCTGAATTAGTAGAATCTCAACAAAAAATAATAGAGTCATCTAAAACTAAATCTGTTGAGGAGTTTAGAATAGAACAATTCTTAAAAGATCAAGAAGCATTGGATAGTATATTAACCTCACCAGATGGAAGAAAGGCATATTCTAAAAGTTATAATGTAGACTTAGATTATTTGGATAAACAATATCAAGGACAACAGGCTAAAGATATTACTGGAGATATATTATCATCATATTATGATGATAATATAGATTTAGATCTAGATGGAAATTTAAACAAAAGAAAAAATGATGGATATGCAGGAAATATGGCAGGAATATTTAAAAATATAAAATGAATTAATCCAGGTAACCCTTATAATGGTTACCTGGTTCATATTTTTGATTAGGTATTATAGATGTGAATAATATGTATTTTGTATTTTATCGAAAAATAAAAGAAAGGAGGTGTATTATCATGAAGCGATTCATTCTTAACGTGGAGAATCTACGTCATGTTAATGAATCGAAAGACTCCATTTATCTTATTAGAACAAATAATGGAGTCTCAGCATGTTCACAATCTCAAGTTATTGTGAGCATAAAAGATAAGGATGGGGTATTGTTTAATTCTAAAAAACTCCCTCCTATGAAATTGTAACCAATGGGGTTAATCCCCATTGGTTTCTTTTTTATCGTCATTTGTAAATTTGATTTTTATATTCTCTTGTTTTGCATATATATCAAGATAAAATTCATCTTTATTACCATTATACGTAACTTCAAAATACTTTCCATCTGTTGAATTAGTTTCATCATCCCATATAATAAATAATCCTTTATTATTTTGTAAAATCTTTGAAACCCATACTGGAACAACTTGGTTAAGAGTTACATTTTTACATTTATTTGCAACAATTTTCTTTGATTTAGTAATAAATTCTCGTCCGTCCATATTTAATACCTCCACAAATATATATTTTTATATATAGTTAATAATAATGTAAAAAATAAAAGGTGGGGAATTAATCCCCACCTTCTTTTCTCACGTCTCTATAAGATGCCAATGAAGTATTAACCACAGATAGATATCCATGCTTTTCTTGATATATACTATGAATTATTAAATCTGTAATAGGAGATCGATGATCTATTCCTCGTATAATCTTGCCATAATATATCTGTGCTGTTTTAAAATCTGGACATATATACGCAATTTTTACTGGCTCTTGCTCCTTATAATACATAGTTTTTTCTATGAGGTGTAATGATTTACATCCTCGTACATCAGACTCTTTTATTCCATACGTATATATATATTTATACGAATTTAATAGAATATAAAATGGTGATATTGATGCTTTATTATCAAAATCATCAAATATAACCTGGTCATGGTATACACGTGTTTGATTGTTGTAATGTTTTAAGGTTAAATTAACTTTATTATCATAACAAACTTTAACAACAGTGGCTAACGCAATTTGTAGTCCAGTTAGATATACAATAAGATCCCTATTAGGAATCCCATTTTCATTAAATCCGATATATTCATCCAAGAACTTTTGAGCTATTCTATATTGCTCATCATAATCAAACATCATTTCTTGTGTAAATATATCAAAAATATATTGTCCAACTGGTATATTATGCCTATCTGATATTAGTCCAACTTCAAACGGTTTCGTTGTAATATTAATCATCTGAGGTTTTTGCACTTGAATTCTTCTAAGTGGTTCTCCCCTTATTCTTCCTGAATTTTTACATTTCATAATTTGCCTCCTGAGTTATATATACATTGTTTGTATAAGCTTCTACTTCAACAGGATTGAAGTAGAATATGAGAAATTCTAATATTAATATTATAATTAAGAAAACTACAGTGGGAATTTTATTAAATAATTTTATCATATTTTTCTCCATTAATTATATATTTTATATTCTCCGTCGTCTCCGCGTAATTTTGCAAGCATTGCTTTATGTTTCATTATTTCATCAAACATCTCAGCTTGATCTTTTATGCAATGCACCTTTCCATCATACATTGATACAACATAAGGAAAATATTTTAATACATATGGGTTGTTAAAACTAAAAAACACCTGTATATTTTCATTATTTTCTCCAATATATTTTAGTGAGTTTAATACATTATCAATATTATCTATTGATAATCCAGAATCAAACTCATCTAATAAAACTATATACTGATTACTACTTTTAAAAACAGATGTCTCATTATATTTTAACTCGTACAGTAAAATATTTAATGAGTACATTATTGACTGCCCTTCTGATATGCTTTGAGCATTAAATCTAGCAGCCAACTCTTCTGGAGTACAATGCGCACCTAATTTTCTGACTCTAAAATTGTTACTAGAATTTCTGTATAATAAAATTATATGCTTACCATCATCTTTTTCTATTGTTAGAGAATTTTTATAATCACCTTTATTCTCTAATGATTTTATCAGTGTTGTTTTTCCAGACCCATTAGCTCCAAATAGTGGAACTATTTTGGGAGTAGGAAGAGATGATAAATTTATCTCATTAAATAGTAGTATCTCTCCAGGATAAGAGTTCTTTTTGACTTTTATTTTATGTATCATATTTACCCCCTTATACCATACTATCTAGGATGTTTTTATATAACCTCTCTATTTCATCATAATCGTTGTTTGGTATGAAATATATTTTTTGAGGATCAAATGAATAGTCATAATCTCCGATGTAATCAAATAATGATTTATATGATAATTGAAATATCACATAATCAAAATTATTAAGAATATATTTAAATCTATCTTTTATTTTAACTGATTGGTCGCTTATATCATAATATTCTCCATCTTTGCAGCAATATTGTTCTGGGTTTTTACCATTACAAGAAACAATGCTATATTCTGGAAATACTATTAATATTCTATGTGGGGTGTATGATCCATCACACGTGATATATATTTCTTTTTTCCAGAGATCTCTGGATGATAAACACTTTTCAACCATCCATTTTACATTTTTAGCACCATTAACCAGCAGTGTTGTATTATTTTTCTCTGCTATTTTTAATATTTCATTGCAACCTGTTAATATTTCACCAAGCCTCTTTCTCATCTGTTTTGGTTTTATTTTCCATGCGATCACATAATGCTCTTCTGGGTTTTCTTTGCTATGAAACTTTAATTTATTTGGATATTTATTATTCATATTTTGCCTCCTTTTATTAGTGTGGTTTTCATAATTATAATATCTAATTAAAAATAAAAATAACTAAACCCCATAGGGATATACCCTATGGGGTTGTTTTAGAAAGCATATGATGTTATTCTATTAGAATACTGCGACCAAGCAAATGCCTGTTTATATAAATTTACCATAGAAGATGGCACATATATAGAACCAAAATATCCTAGATATGTAGAGTTAGCAATTGGTGTATTTGTAAATGCTTGTGTGCCTTGCAGTACAGGTAATTTGGTTGCTGCAATATAAAGACCAGATAGAGCTTTACAATTTATAAAAGCACTATTTTCTATATATGAAAGTCTTTTATCATAAAGCCATATTTCTGATAATTTGATACATCCGTCAAATGTTCCTGTGCCTATATATGATAATTTTGGAGCATGAAATGATTCTAATTTACTACATCCTATAAATGCAGATCTACTTGTACACTCTAAAGAATCGCAATTGATGACTGTTATTCCAGAGCAATATTTAAATACGTCATTTCCGAGATAACTTACCTTTGGAATATCAACGGTTACTATACTAGAGCATCTATTAAATGCATTATTTGATATATACGTACACTCTGGAAAATATATAGATGTTAATGCTTTACAAGAATAAAACGTATACTCTTCTATAAATTCACATTTTGGAAAACTTATATTTTCTAACCTTATACAGTTAAAAAACGCGCTTGCATATATTGATATTACATTTGGTAAATATACACTGGTCAAACTATAGTGACTCCTACATACATAACTACGTACAGTGCTTGGCCCTGGTAATGATATCATAGATTCTTCTGAATGCCTCATTTCATATATAAGATATTCATTAAATTGAGATATATATCCAGGAATTTCATGTACAGATATTAATCCAGATATTCCTAATTTTGTTCGTATGATATCGCACATCCCTGTTAATTGTGAAGAATCAATATATACATACCCGGTATAATCCGATGATAATGTGGAATATACAGGTTCTCCTGTATAAGGTATTATTCTATCAGAATATCTGGACCATCCAGCAGCTGACTTGAATGCTTCTACTTTTGATGGATATACATATATAGAAGCATAGTGACCAAGATATTCTGAATTATCCAAAGGTGTATCTAAAAATGCTTGTGAGTGTAGATATGGAACACCTGTTGATAATATATATACCGATTCAATGCAATGGCAATGTGCAAATGTATTCTGATTTATTTTGGTTACAGAAGCCAATCGTATTTCTGATACATTTGTATATTCAAATACACTTGATTCTAGTTCAGTAACAGTGGATGATGAATATCTTCCACCAGTACCAAAAGCATCTATAAACGATGATGCATCATATATATTAATAGCTCTAGGAAATGCATCTCCTGGTACAACATAATTAGAATTATTCATTTTAGATCTCAAAGCATCTGCGATTGCTGTAAGATATGATCTTTCTATTATTACTTTTCCCATTTCATACCCCTTACCAACCGTAATTTGCCGCATTTTTAAATGTTACACTGGTACTATATCCATTAATAGATATTAATGTAAGTGTATCATTCTCTAACGTCATTCTATAATCTTCTGTATTTCCTGTTAACTGTACCCATTTGGTTGGGTCTGTTCCAGGAGTAACACCAACACACTCATCTACATTACAAGCATATGAATAATTTTCATATATAACTATATCAAGATATGTATATGTTTTAGATGAATTATATGCACCCTGTGGTGTTATCATAACTTTACCCAATGATTTCATTTGTACACATAGTCCTTTCTTTTATAATACAACCTCGATATCTGTTTGATCATATGTTTTATCTGGTTTTACCAGAGTTAATAATCCATCAATATCTCTTATTTGGAATATATCTGTAGATTCCAATATTAATTTCCATGTAGGGTCGTCTACTCCATGTAAAATAATGGGTGGAGTATTTATATTATCTTTTTTGGCCATATATGAAGAACCTTTATAATATACCACATCAGATTTTTCATATTTTGTATTAGAATCATATCTTCCTCTAAAAACCGGCATCGCTCTTCCAATATTCATAAACAATCATCCTTTTTAAGTATTGTGATATGCAAGCTGTTGATTAGAGAATTATTTATTATTATGGTGTATATGCTACTATTCTACTAGAATAAGTAGACCAGTTATTAGCTGTTTTAAATGAATCTACTAATGAAGATAATACATATATAGAACCATAATATCCTAGATATGTAGAATTAGATATTGGAGTATATCCAAATGCATTGGCATTAGATAGCGTAGGTACTGCTGTAGATAGCATATATATAGCAGATAAATTACTACAACAATAAAATGCATAACTACCTATATAACTACAATTAGGTAGAGATATATAAGATAAATTAGAACAATTATAAAATGCATAATCTCCTATATAACTACAATTAGGTATAGATATAGAAGATAGATTAGAACACCATCCAAATACCCAATTACCTATATAACTACAATTAGGTATAGATATATAAGATAGATTACAACAATAATAAAATGCACTACTACCTATATAACTACAATTAGGTAAAGATATAGAAGTTAAACCATTACAATTATAAAATGCACTACTACCTATATAACTACAATTAGGTAGTGATATAGAGATTAAATTTTTACAATTATAAAATGCACCATATCCTAGATAACTACAATTAGGTATAGATATATAAGATAGATTAGAACAATTAGTAAATGCACTAGTACCTATATAACTACAATTAGGTATAGATATAGAAGATAAATTGGAACAACTATAAAACGCAGCGTTTCCTATATAACTACAATTAGGTATAGATATAGAAGATAGATTATAACAATAATAAAATGCACCATCACTTATATAACTACAATTAGGTATAGATATAGAAGATAAATTATAACAACTACTAAACGCAGCGTCTCCTATATAACTACAATTAGGTAGTGATATAGATGATAAACTAGAGCACATATCAAATGCATAACTACCTATATAACTACAATTAGGTAGATATATAGATGTTAAACTACAACATCTTTGAAATACAAAACTATTTATATAACTACAATTTGGTAGTGATATATTATTTAATTTCCAACATCCATTAAATGCACTATGTCCTATAGAAATACAGTTAGGTATATCTATAGTATCTAAATTTCTACATTCATAAAATGCACAACTGCCTATATAACTACAATTAGGTATAGATATATAAGATAAATTAGAACACCATCCAAATGCACTATCTCCTATATATTCACAATTTGGTAATGATATAGAAGATAGATTAGTACATAGATAAAATGCACTACTACCTATATAACTACAATTAGGAAATGATATAGATATTAAATTTTGATTACTATAAAAAGTGCTTTCATATAAATAAAATATATTATATTCACTTTTTATAGTATTATGTGCAATATCTATCCACATGGTATCTATATTATTAATACCATTAATAAACTCTATAAGAGTAAATGTACTACTAGTATCTAATTTACTTCTTAATATATTACCTATAGAAGATAATATAGATTCATTAATTAATACATATCCCATTGTATATATTACCTCCTATATATTATTATGGTGTATATGCTACTATTCTACTAGAATATACTTTCCAGTTAGTAGCAGTTTTAAATGAATTTACTAATGAAGATAATACATATATAGAACCAAAATGTCCTAGATATGTAGAATTAGATAATGGAGTAGAATAGAATGCATTAGTATTTAGAAGAGTTGGTACAGATATAGATAATACATATATAGATTCTAGTTTAGTACAACTAGCAAATGCACCATTACCTATATAACTACAATTAGGTAGAGATATAGATGTTAAACTAGAACAATATCTGAATGCATTACTACCTATATAACTACAATTAGGTAATGATATAGAAAATAGATTAGAACAATAAGCAAATGCATTACTACCTATATAACTACAATTAGGTAATGATATAGAAAATAGATTAGAACAATAAGCAAATGCATTACTACCTATATAACTACAATTAGGTAGTGATATAGATGTTAGATTAGTACAATTATTAAATGCATTACCACCTATACTAGTATATCCTGTTAAATCTAAACTAGTAATACCATTACATCTATAAAATACACCAGTATTAATAGCAGTACTATATGATTTATATGTATTTAATATATCTTGTACACAAGAATTAGTTAAAGAAGAACAATAGTTAAATGCACTACTACCTATATAACTACAATTAGGTATAGATATATAAGATAGATTAGTACAAGTGTTAAATGCATGATCAGCTATATAACTACAATTAGGTATAGATATAGACGTTAAACTAGTACAATAAGCAAATGCATGATCGCCTATACTAGTATATCCAGTTAAATCTAAACTAGTAATATTAGAACAATACTGAAATACACCATAATTAAGTACATTACTATATGATTTATAATTATCTAATATATCTTGTACACATGAATTAGTTAAACTATAACAAAAAATAAATGCACTACTACCTATATAACTACAATTAGGTAGTGATATAGAGATTAAATTTTCACAACCACTAAATACATAACTACCTATATAACTACAATTAGGTAGAGATATAGAAGATAATTTAGAACAATAAGCAAATGCATAATCACCTATATAACTACAATTAGGTATAGATATAGAAGATAAATTAGAACAATTATAAAATGCACTACTACCTATATAACTACAATTAGGTATAGATATATAAGATAGATTATAACAATTATTAAATGCACTACTACCTATATAACTACAATTAGGTAGTGATATAGAGATTAAATTTTCGCCAAACATTGCAATTACATTTATAGACTTTAATTCTGGAAATGTTAAATATGAGCTATTTTTTATATTCTGATAATCACCGGTTGATTTTATAGATGTTAACCATCCAACTATTTCACTTACATGCATGGAACCAGCTAACCACCATTTTTCTCTTATAGCCTCAGCTATACTAGATAATGTGGATTCTGCTATGTGGATATTTGCCATATTATATTAAAATCCCTCCTGTATAGCATATTTTTATAAAAATTTATTCGATATGGGATTAACCCATATCGGGTTCTTTTTACCATACTCTATCTTCAGCTTTTTCAAATACAACTTCAGATGAACCACCACCAGATTCTGATAATCTTATACCACATCCATCGTTTGTAAGTGATAATGTATATGAACCACCACTAGCAACTAACATCCATTTTAATTCATTAGTACCAGGAGTTACTCCAGTGCAATCTTCTACACAAATATATGTGCCGCCATTATATTTTACAATATCTAATTGCTTATATTGGGATGCTGCCACATAATCCCCTTTTAATACAACAGAGACTTTTCCTAATATATTAGTAGCCATCTTCTAATATAATCTCCTTTCATAATTATTAATCTTCACTTACAGAAGCTATATGGAATGAGTCTTCTAATCGTATATCTGTACCGTCTGTTCCAGAAAATACAATAGTTGTTCCAGATGAATTAGCAAGAGTATATGATGATCCACCTTCTATTAAACATTTCCACATTGTTGGATTTGTATTTGGCTTGATACCTACTATATTATTATCTAAAGCTAAATATGAAGATCCACCATAATATACTAAATCATATTTATTATAATATACATCATTATTATATATACCTTTTGGAGTGATCATAGCTTTTCCTAATATAGCCATTTACATATCCTCCTTTCATTGCGCTATTATATTATAGTTTTCAATATAATCCCCTAGAGAGGTTATACTCTCTAGGGGATTTGTATATTATGTACCAGTGTAAGCCGTTATTCTAGCAGAATATAAAGACCAATTCTTAGCAGTTTTAAATGTATTTAATAATGAAGATAATACATATATAGAACCAAAAGTACCTAGATATGTAGATTTAGATAATGGTGTATTAGTGAATGTATTTGAATATGGTAATGATGGTACTTTAGTAGATAATATATATATAGATTCTAGTTTAGAACAATTTTGAAATGCACTACTACCTATATAACTACAATTAGATAAAGATACATAAGATAGATTATGACAACTAGCAAATGCATGATCAGCTATATAACTACAATTAGGTATAGGAGATATATAAGATAAATTAGAACAATAAGCAAATGCGTAACCACCTATATAACTACAATTTGGTATAGATATATAAATTAGATTAGTACAATTAAAAAATGTATAATTACCTATACTAGTATATCCAGTTAAATCTAATGATATAATACCCATACATTTATTAAATACACGATATTTAATCCATGTACTATATGATTTATATGTATTTAATATATCTTGCACACATGAATTAGGTAAACGTGTACAATAGTTAAATGCATCACTACCTATATTACTTATATTGGGTAGTGATATATAAATTAGATTATTACAGCCAGTAAATGCACCAGTACCTATATAACTACAATTAGGTAGTGATATATAAGATAAATTAGAACAATAAGCAAATGCATTATCACCTATATAACTACAATTAGGTAGTGATATAGATGTTAGATTAGTACAATTATTAAATGCATAACCACCTATACTAGTATATCCTGTTAAATCTAAACTAGTAATACCACTACATGCATAAAATACACTATTGTTAATTACATTACTATATGATTTATATGTATTTAATATATCTTGTACACATGAATTAGTTAAAGAAGAACAATATTCAAATGCGCTACTACCTATATAACTACAATTTGGCATTGGAGATATATAAGATAGATTAGAACAATAATAAAACGCGCTACTACCTATATAACTACAATTAGGTATATTTATAGAATATAAACTGCTACATTCACGAAATGCACTACTCCCTATACTAGTATATCCAGTTAAATCTAAACTAGTAATACCATTACAACCATAAAATACACCATCATTAATTACAGTACTATATGATTTATATGTATTTAATATATCTTGTACACATGAATTAGTTAAAGAAGTACAACCACGAAATGCACTACTACCTATATAACTACAATTATGTATTGATATAGAAGATAAACTAGTACAATAAGCAAATGCATTATCAGCTATATAATTACAATTAGGTATAGATATAGACGTTAAACTAGAACACTGATAAAATGCACTATTACCTATACTAGTATATCCTGTTAAATCTAAACTAGTAATACCACTACATGCATAAAATACACCATTATTAATTACATCACTATATGATTTATAATTATCTAATATTTCTTGTACACAAGAATTAGTTAAATTATAACAATAAGCAAATGCACTACTACCTATATAACTACAATTAGACATTGGAGATATATAAGATATATTAGAACAATAGCCAAATGCATAATCTCCTATATAACTACAATTAGGTAGAGATATAGATGCTAAAAAACTAGAACAATAGCCAAATGCATAACTACCTATATAACTACAATTAGGAAAAGTTACTTTAGAAGCCTTAAAAATAATTTGTGGAACATATGTGTATGCATCTGATGAATTAGTTAATGATGTTACATATTTATCATATAATTCATAATCATAATTGCAATATTTTAGTATTTGATAATCTGGATGTCTGCTACTATAATTGTATAATACATTTTTTAATATAGGTTTACTATAATACATAACGTTTAACCATAATGTATCTATGTTGTTTATACCTTCTATCATTGTACTAGTAGTATAACTTATATTAGTACTTAATTTAGATCTTAATATATTACCTATAGAAGATAATATAGATTCATTAATTAATACATTTTTACCCATATTATTATATCTCCTATATGTTCTTTATTTATGGTGTATAAGCTACTATTCTAGATGAATATATCTTCCAGTTAGTAGCAGTTTTAAATGAATCTACTAATGAAGATAATACATATATAGAACCAAAATGTCCTAGATATGTAGAATTAGATAATGGTGTATTATAGAATGCGGTTGGATATGGTAATGATGGTACTTTAGTAGATAATATATATATAGATTCTAGTTTAGAACAATATTGAAATGCATAATTACCTATATAACTACAATTAGGTAATGATATAAACGTTAGATTAGAACAAGATTGAAATGTCCAACTACCTATATAAGTACAATTAGTTGCATCTACATAAGATAAATTAGAACATTTACAAAATGCACTATTATATATAGAACCACAATTATGTATTGATATAGAAGATAGATTATAACAATTATAAAATGTACTTGGATAGATATAACGTATATTATACATAGGTGATATATAAGATAAACTAGTACAATTATAAAATGCATAATCACCGATATAACTACAATTAGTTGCATCTACATAAGATAAATTAGTGCAATTATAAAATGCATAGTTATTTATAGAATTACAATTATGTATTGATATAGAAGATAAACTAGTACAATAAGCAAATGCACTACTACCTATATAACTACAATTAGGCATAGACGATATAGAAGATAAACTTGAACAACTATAAAATGCAGAGTCTCCTATATAACTACAATTAGGTATAGATATAGAAGATAAATTAGAACAACCATAGAATACATTATTACCAATATATCTTAATTTAGCAATTTCTATATTAGATGATAAATAACTAATTTTACTAAAATTAATACCAAAATGGCCTATATAAGTTAATTTATCTAAAGAAAGGTATATAGAATTAAGATTATCACAACTTTGAAATGCATAATTACCTATATAACTACAATTAGGTAGTGATATAGAAGATAAACTAGTACAATTATTAAATGCCTGATCGCCTATACTAGTATATCCAGTTAAATCTAATGATGTAATACCAGTACAATTACTAAATACACCATTGTTAATTACATTACTATATGATTTATATGTATTTAATATATCTTGTACACATGAATTAGTTAAAGAAGAACAATATTGAAATGCATAATCACCTATATAACTACAATTAGGTAGTGATATAGAAGATAAACTAGTACAATAAGCAAATGTATTATCGCCTATATAACTACAATTGGGTATAGATATAGAAGATAAATTAGAACAACCATAGAATACATTATTACCAATATATGATAAATTAATACAATTAATTGTTCTATTAGATATAGGGTTTATAATATAACCACCGTATTCATCTTCTTCAACATATATCGTCGTAATACAATCATTTCCCAAATATGTTAAGTTGTTATTATTCTCAAGATTTAAATATAAATTTCGTAAGTCACCACAATCACAAAATGCACCAGCCCCTATATAATTACAATTAGGTATAGATATAGAAGATAGATTATAACAACAATAAAATGCCATATCACCTATATAACTTACATTAGGCATAGATATAGAAGATAAATTACTACAACTTTGAAATGCATAACTTCCTATATAACCACAATTAGTTGCATCTACATAATACAGATTGTGACACTCATTAAACGCACCTTCGCCTATATAACTACAATTAGGTATATATATAGAAGATGTAACATTACTATCAGTTGGTCCACTATCTTCTAAAACCGGAAAACATTGGTGAAATGCATAATCACCGATATACGTTACATTAGATATATTATTTGATATATCATATATGCTACAACTATTAAATGCATAATTACCTATATAACTTACATTACTCATATACATACTAGTTATATGATAACATTGGTGAAATGCATAATCACCAATATATGTTACATTAGGAGCATTTACAGTATTTTCGTAATATCCAGATTCATCAATCCATGTATTATAAAATGCATAACTTGCTATACTAGTATATCCAGTTAAATCTAAATTACTTGGCATATGATTATGCATGGCAAATGTTAGATAATTAATAGTTGTACTATAACTAGAATATGTAGTTAGTATACTTTGTAAACAAGATGGATCTAAATCCATATTTGCAAAAGCACCAGCTCCTATATAACTACAATTAGGTATAGATAATTGGCTAACAAAATTTGGATATATCCCATGTATTTCTGATGTATTATCTTCACCATCTAAATCTATATTAAATAATGTATCATTTATTCTATGAAGATTTGATAAAGATTCTGGATAACTTGCAGCTATATATCCAATACCATAATTCCAAGTATTCTCATCAAAATATTTTATTTTTAATGAATCAGTATTCATTTCTGTAATATTGGATAAATTAATGCTATAATACATTACAGATAAAAATTCACTTGCTCCCCATTCAGTATTTGTTACATATGAATAATATGGCCATATTATCTCATTATTACTATGATAATATGATACTACATCAAATATCCATTGAAAAGCATATGGAGTTAATTTTGTTCTTGCAGGATTTAATACAGTATTTGAACGAAGAACAAAAGCATCTGGTTCATTAAGAGCTCTTTTATCATAATCTATACTCATTACATTTGCAGAAAAATATTCCTGGGTAGTAACCATGTTACTCACTGCAGACGGAAACGCCTCACCTGTTATAGAAGAAGATAATCTAGTTTTATCCATTATTACGTTTGCCATTCGTTTTGCAAATGCATCAGATACCAATACATATCCACTAGGAGTAGGCATATATTTATATTTACCTCCTTTTATACTAAGTTTTCATTATATACATATTCTGTAGTATCTACGACACCATAAGATACGCTAGCATTGCTAACCCCGTTTGTAACGGTTACTTTCATTTTATTGCCTGTTATGACGTAATTTATAGATAAATTAGAACCTCCAGCAGCAAGTATTTTTTTATTTTGTTTCTTTTTGGATACTACTGCCATATATATTCCTCCTTTTAGTATATATTAATAATAAATATCGTTGCATTATAGTATTGTTTTACCCATGGAGAGTTAAACTCTCCATGGGTATTATATATTATGTACCTGTATATGCTGTTATTCTATCAGAATAATAAGACCAGTTATTAGCTGTTTTAAATGAATCTACTAATGAAGATAATACATATATAGAACCATAATGTCCTAGATATCCAGAATCAGATATTGGAGTATATCCAAATGCATTGGCATTAGATAGCGTAGGTACTGCTGTAGATAGCATATATATAGCAGATAAATTACTACAACAATAAAATGCATAATCACCTATATAACTACAATTAGGTAGAGATATAGAAGATAATTTATAACATCCATCAAATGCATAACTACCTATATGACTACAACTAGGTAGAGATATATAAGATAAATTAGTACAACCACTAAATGCAAAACTACCTATATAAGTACAATTAGGTATAGATATATAAGATAGATTAGTACAACTAGTAAATGCACTACGGCCTATACTACTACAATAAGGTATATCTATAGAAGTTAAACTATAACAATTACCAAATACCCGTTCACCTATATATTCACAATTAGGTATAGATATAGAAGATAACTTAGAACAATAATAAAATGCACTACTATCTATATAACTACAATTAGGTAGAGATATGGATGCTAAATTATAACAACTATTAAATGCATAATTACCTATATAACTACAATTAGGTAATGATATATAAGATAGATTAGAACAATCACTAAATGCATAACTACCTATATAACTACAATTAGGTATATCTATAGAAGATAAATTAGTACAATAATAAAATGCACTATTATCTATATAACTACAATTAGGTAATGATATATAAGATAGATTAGAACAACTATAAAATGCTTTACTACCTATATAACTACAATTGGGTAGATCTATATAAGATAAATTAATACAATATTGAAATGCATTACTACATATAGTACTACAATTAGGTAAAGATATGGTTCTTAAATTATCATAATAATTAAATACACTATTACTTATACTAATAACATTACTATCACTATAATTAACTATATTACCTTCTAATACATTTCTCCATAGATAATCTATATTATTAATACCATTAATAAACTCTATAGGAGTAAATGTACTACTAGTATCTAATTTACTTCTTAATATATTACCTATAGAAGATAATATAGATTCATTAATTAATACATATCCCATTGTATATTACCTCCTATATATTATTATGGTGTATATGCTACTATTCTAGATGAATATATAGACCAGTTAGTAGCAGTTTTAAATGAATCTACTAATGAAGATAATACATATATAGAACCATATCTACCTCTACCTAAATATGTAGATAGGGATAATGGAGTAGAATAGAATGCATTAATATGATTTAAACTTGGTATAGATGTAGATAATACATATATAGATTCTAGATTAGTACATCTCATAAATGCTCCATTACCTATATAAGTACACTTAGGTAAAGATATGGATTTTAAACTAGAACAACTATTAAATGCCCAACTACTTATATATCTACAATTAGGTATAGATATAGAAGATAATTTAGTACATCTATTAAATGCACTATCTCCTATATATCTACAATTAGGTATAGATATAGAAGATAATTTAGTACAATAATAAAATGCACTACTATCTATATAACTACAATTAGGTATAGATATAGAAGATAGATTAATACAATTACCAAATGCAGCATTACCTATATAACTACAATTAGGTAGTGATATAGAGATTAAATTTTTACAATTATAAAATGCACCATATCCTATATAACTACAATTAGGTATAGATATAGAAGATAAATTAGTACAATAATAAAATGCACTATATCCTAGATAACTACAATTAGGTAGAGATATAGAAGATAAATTAGAACAATAAATAAATACATTACTGCCTATATAACTACAATTAGGTAGATTTATAGAAGATAATGTATTATAATTAGTTAAAGTACTAAATCTTAAAGCATCATTTCCTATATATGATATCTTATTTAAAGTTAATCCTATATATGTTAAACTAGAACAACTATAAAATGCACCATTACTCATATAACTACAATTAGGTATATCTATAGAAGATAAATTAGTACAATAACAAAATGCATAACCTTCTATATAACTACAATTAGGCATATCTATAGAAGATAAACTAGTACAATTATAAAACGCATCGCTACCTATATAACTACAATTAGGTATATCTATAGAAGATAAATTATAACACTCACTAAATGCACCATTACCTATATAACTACAATTAGGTATAGATATAGAAGATAATTTAGAACAACTATAAAATGCATTACTACCTATATAACTACAATTAGGCATTGGTGCTACATAAGATAAATTAGAACAACTATAAAATGCTGCACTGTCTATATATTCACAATTAGTAGCAATTATAGAAGTTAGATTTTTACATTCACTAAATAATGTACTATCTATACGTCTACAATTTGATATATCTATAGTATCCAGATTTATACATCCACTAAAAACATTTGTTCCAAATGAACTACAACTTGTTGCTATTATAGTAAATAGAGCACTGCAATTAACAAACGCTTCATCGCCTATATAGCTTGTAACAGGAACATGTACTTCAGCTAAATTAGAACAGCCCATAAATGCACTACTGCCTATATAACTACAATTAGGTAGATTTATAGAAGATAATGTATTATAATTAGTTAAAGTACTAAATCTTAAAGCATCATTTCCTATATATGATATCTTATTTAAAGTTAATCCTATATATGTTAAACTAGAACAATCACTAAATGCTATATCTCCTATATAACTACAATTAGGTATATTTATAGAAGATAAACTAACGCAATAAGCAAATGCACTTTCTCCTATATAATTACAATTAGGTATATCTATAGAAGGTAAACTGCTACAATTTTGAAATGTACTACCACCTATATAACTACAATTAGGTAGAGATATATAAGATAAACTAGAACAATTATAAAATGCATTACTACCTATATAACTACAATTAGGTATAGATATATAAGATAGATTAAAACAACTATAAAATGCACTACTACCTATATAACTACAACTAGACATAGGAGATATATAGGATAAATTGGAACAATAATAAAATGCGTAATCGTTTATATATTCACAATTTGGTGTATTTATAGAAACTAAATCTCTACAATATTCAAATGCACTACGTTCTATTCTAGTATATCCTGTTAAATCTAATGATGTGGCAATACTACAATAAGCAAACGTATCACTATTAATTATAGTACTATATGATTTATAATTATCTAATATCTCTTGTATACACGAATTAGTTAAACTAAAACATCTACAGAATGCACTATTACCTATATATTCTACATTAGGTATAGATATATAAGATAGATTAGTACATCTACTAAATGCACGGTTACCTATATATGATATATTACTACCATATACTGTGGTTATATTTGACTTATATGTAAGCAAACCACCAACAATCCTATTTGTACACAAACTTGATAAATCAATAACAGACGCTGTATTGGTATATGATAAAAATTCATCAATATTCATTATTTGTTCTATACTAGATGTAAACTCTGCAGGAGTATAAGTTGCTTTAGCTCCCGGTTTATTTTTTAATGTATTAGCTATATTAGATAATGTTTCATTATCTATCATCACGTAACCACTAGGTATAGGCATAAATTTACCTCCATTTTACTAGTATTTGGTGTATCTCTCATTAATGAGAGATACACCGAGCATTTTATTAATACTCTTTTATATCTGCTAAATCAAAACTTATAGTTGCTGTATTCGATCCAGATGTCATAGTAACAACAACCTGTGTATCTGTAGTTTCATAATCTACATCTATACCAGCTCCACTACCACCAAGAGAATCAAAGAATGTATTATATAGTGGGTTTATATTATATATTTCTCTATTTAAATACATATGTAATGGATAGCTACTAGGATCTTGTGCAGAATCTGTATGATCTAATGCTCCAGTATCATCATAATAAGAAATATCACATTTATATTGTGAGTTATTATATGCAATGCGAATAACATCTAAATTATTTTTTGTAAGAGTAATATAGCAAATACCGGTATCTGTATCGTAATTATAGACTATATTATCCCCAGCATACTCTGTATTACCTAATTTAAGAGTTATATCTCCTGATACTTGTTCATTTGTTGTACCTGTATCGGAATAATAATTTGCTAAATATCCAATATTACAATTTTCATCAAATCCAAATAGAGGTTGAGCTGTTCTATTATCTGCAACAATTATATTTGTATCACCAGGAATGATCTTGTCAAATGTAGCGCTATCATTATCAGCATACGATGTATCTTTGAAATGTAAATCACGTCCGCTCCAATATAGGCAATAATATTTATTATTATCTTCGTCTCTAATATTTATGAAGTGAGCATATTCATCTTGTACATGTTCTATTTCTCCAGCATATGTAACTCCATCAATTATAATTGTATGGCCATCTAAATCATGATGTAAACAAAAATTCTCAAATGCACTAGCATTATCATTATATACTATTGTACCATTATATATAAATGGCCTATTCTTTATATAACTACTCTTTGTAGTGTCATTTTCATCCCAATCAGGATTATCCGAATTATATTTTACACCTGCGAGTTCTTTCCAATAGCTTTCACTTCCTGTAGCACCAGGAGTATGTCCAGTATTACTATCTGCTAATGAAATATATGTTTTACCATCAGTATATCTAACTATATTATCAATAGAATATGCTGTAGATGCAGAATAATTTCGTTTAAATACTATAGCCATATATTGATTATCCTCCTTGATTAATTTTTAAAAATAGAATAATTTGTCCTAAACAGGGCATTATTCATAGCATTATAGTGATGTTGATTATATACAAATATATCGAAATAGAAGTAATTAATCACATAAACAATAAAATCATGATAAAAGTGTTCATTAGTGAGGAGGTCATATATGTATGATTATTTTAATCTAAGTAATTCTAATATACAAGAGATATTAGATAATTATAAATCATATAGTACTATGATTAGTAGTGCAGCATTTAGCAATTGTTATAATTTAACTAGTTTAGATTTGAGTGGATATACAAGTATAGGTAGTGGAGCATTTTGTAACTGTATTAATTTATCTTCTATATATCCAATGCCTAGTTGTAAATATATAGGTTGGTATGCATTTAGTGGATGTAATAATTTAGCTTCTATATATATTCCAAATATAAGCTATATAGATTGTTTTGCATTTTATCATTGTATTAATTTATCTTATATATCTCCTATACATAATTGTAATTGTATATGTAGCGGAGCATTTTATAATTGCTGTAATTTATTATCTATATCAATACCGAATGTAAGCTACATATGTAATAGTGCATTTAGAGATTGTTCTACTTTAACATCTATATCTCTACCTAATTGTAATTATATCGGTAGTGGAGCATTTAGTAATTGTATCAAATTAGAATCTATATATGTATTATCTACTGATATACCTAGATTATCTAATAATGCATTCTATGATACTCCAATATATAGTACCAGATATCTAGGTAGATATGGTTCTATATATGTACTACCTTCATTAGTAGATAAATTTAAATTAGCTGATAATTGGTCTTTATATTCTGCTAGAATAACTGCATATACTGGTATATAATTACACCTCCATAAACTATATATTATACATTGAATAAATATATGTATATCTTATATAAGGAGGAGAGTCAATATATGAAGCTACAGATATTAGTTCCACAATATGATGAAACCGATGAGATTATTCGCCCACTTTTAGACTCAATCGCTATTCAGCAGAATGTGGATTTAAAAAATGATGTTGGTGTTATTATTACCAATGATGGATCAGAGGTACATCTTAGTGATTCATTAATCAACAATTATCCTTTCAAAGTTGAATATTATTTAGACCCACATCGTGGAGTATCTGCTACAAGAAATGCTTGTTTAGACAGAGCAACTGCTGATTATGTGATGTTCTGTGATGCAGATGATATGTTTTATAATGCATGCGGACTATATATTTTATTTAGAGAAATTGATCATGGTACATTTAATGCACTTACATCTATCTTTGTAGAAGAAACCAGACATCCAGAAACAAAAGAAATTGTATATGTAAACCATGAAGTAGATGTTACTTTTGTTCATGGTAAGATGTATAGAAGAAAATTCCTTATTGATAATAATATTAGATTTAATCCTGCATTAACTATTCATGAAGATTCATATTTCAATTGCCTTGCTCAGAAGTGTGCTGGTGAAGTTAAGTTCTGTGCTGCTCCGTTCTATCTCTGGAGATGGAGAGACGCATCTGTATGTAGACATGATCCAAAGTATATTCTAAAGACATATAATAATATGCTTGATTCGTCTACTGCACTAGTGAATGAACTAATCACTAGAAATAAAAAGCAAGATGCAATGTTCTATGCTACATCTATGATATATGATGCATATTATACAATGAATAAAAAAGAATGGATTGATCAAGAAAATAAAGAATATAGAGATAATACCGAAAAGCGATTCAAGAAATATTATACTGATTTTAAGGGATTAACTGATGGATTAGATAACAACATCCGTAATCAGATAATTGTATCTATTAGAAATAGATTCTTCCAGGAAGGCATGTTCTTAGAGAGTGTTACTTTTGGTGATTGGATTAAACATATTCTTAGTTTATAAAAAATAAAAATTAAATAGATACAGAGAACTGGGACTACCCTCATATGAGGGTAGTCCCAATTTAAGATCAGTCGAAAGTAACACTTCCGCTGATCTCCTTCTTCCCTTCTGCATTTCTGCCGAAGGAAAGAGAGATCTTCACATTAGCGTCGCAGAATAACGACGCTTTCTGTAAGTCGTGCATGAAGTTTTCCACTTCCCTGCACAGACCCTCTTCTGCTGCTCTGATCTGGGATGTTGATGCCTTCTCGTTTTTGTTGTATCTGTACATACTTCCTCCTTCTCCCCTTAATAGGGGTCGTGGGTTGACGGGTTCCTATTAAATTTTCTGGGTGGTATTATACTCGACCACTCCCGAGTGAATAAAAGATGATATTACTACCCCCTATTCACATATATACTATACAATTGAAAAAATAGACTTTTTAAATATTTTTAGCCAATAATACCATATATCCTCAACAATTATATAATCATGCCAGAAAAGGAGGAGATAATAGTAATATGGTCGTATTAGATGATCTAAAAAATCTAGTAATGTATAAGAAGAACTTCTTTCTTCCTATAGATGAAAAAGATAAAAGACATAATTCTGCTATTATGCTCTTGACACCAAATTACCAATCATCACTAAATTGTATGACTGCTCCATATACTATTAATAGAAAATGGTTTGAGTCATATTATTTGGAAAGAAATATATATAAATATATCTCTTCTAAAGGTGGTAATATAGAAGATGACCCTGTAGAGGAATTCTATATTCAAAGATCGGAAGATTCTATTACCTTACAAGAATATGATAATCTAATAGAAGAATTTAAAAAAGAAATAAATAAAGAATTTGCTCTTCAAGAAAGAGTTTTGTTAAACGAAGATGATATTTATTACAATAAAGATAAATTTGACTCTGGTGAAATAAATCTATGTTTTATTACTGGGCATTCTGGTTCTGGTAAGTCTACAATGGGCAGATCTATGCAAGGCGATAAAATAGAACATTATGAACTAGATGATTTATCTTGTGTAAAAGATCATTTTACCATGGATAATTTAAAAGAATATGGTGATTTAATATATTCATATTTTAAAGGTCCTGGTAAAAGATTCTATATAACTTTTAAAGAATTAGAAGATAAAAAGATACCGTCTACACAATATGAAGATGTAATGTATCCTGAGTTTGTAAAATATGCAATGAAATATGCTAAATTACATAAGGATAGAAAATATGTAATAGAAGGTGTATGGTTATTTGAAAATGGAGATAATGGATCTCCAATGTTCCAACCAGAACAATTTAAAGATTATGCATTCTATATTAAAGGTACTTCTATGATAGTATCTAAATATAGAGCAGTAATGAGAGATTCTAAAGATAATAATAAACCAGTAAGCAGAGCTTTTAATTCTATTAGAGATTTTGCTTTTAAGAATTGGAAATGGTATAATTTTAATGAAAAACAAATAAACAGATTTAGGGATTATTTTAAGAAATTGATGATTATAAATAATGAATCCGCTAAGTATGATCCACCTATGAGTTATACTAGTATAGTATCTAGATATGGTAGAACAAAAGCAGATGAATTAATGAAAGATCCAATTCATCAATGGAGAGCTAGTAATGGAATTGAATTAGTTCATAGAGAACCATCTATAGAAGAATTAAATCGTATATGGGATAATTGGCAATTAATGCCAGATAACATGAAGCGTAAATCAGATGAAAAATCCATTGAGATTTATGGTGTTGATAATGAGACTAATTATAATAATCTCGTTAAACAATATTATGAATCAGCTCTTAATGAGATATATGTAGAATCTGATGATGCTTCTAAATTAGATAAGAATTTCAAAAAGAAAACTGGTATTAATTTTGATATTATAAGTATTAGAGATAGTAGAGTAAAAGGATATGTAGATGAAATAAAAGGAAGATACAAAGATTACTTTACTGGATATGCTGCATTCGAAAAAGGTACTAATAAATTTGCTGGATTTATTAGAATTTGGCCTGATTGGATAATGGAAGGATATCATGGTAATATGATATCTCCATTAGAGGTCAAACCAGAATATAGAGGATATGGTTTAGGTAATATTTTAGCTAATAAAGCTATAAAAGAATTGGATGCTAATTTATTATTTGTAGCAATAGATAATGAAGTTGCTATAAATATGTATAAGAATCTAGGATTCTCTATAGTAGATACAATACTATTCAAAAATGAAAAGTATTATATAATGACCAGACCATCTGCTAGAAAGATGAATGAATCTGCATCTTTATTAGAATCCTGTAAAGATTTTACAGAATTAGAGATTTGTTCTGGATTGATTGTAGATTCTAAAAAGAAAGTGGTATTCCAGTGTCATAAAAAAGATGGCTCTATTACATTTCCTGGTGGAAAGAAAGAACGCGGAGAATCTGATTTAGAAACTTTAAAGAGAGAATTAAAAGAAGAATTAGGAATCAAAGTTGTATCTGCAAAAAAGTTATATGATTTTACTTATGGATATAATTATCCAGACGATTCTAAAGATTATGTAATTACAGATCATTTATTCTTAATTGAAGAATATCAAAATGATATAAAGAATCTAGAACCACAAAATCATAAGTGGGTTAAGTTTGTTGCTCTAGAAGATATTTTAATGGAAGATAAGAATAAAATATCCAAACCTGTAAAGAGATTCATTGCTCAATATGGTGCTAGAATAAATAATAATCCAAATGAATTCTTATACAAATATGCAGGTACTTCTAATATTGTATATACTGGATATGAATCTGATGTGCAATACGTAAAGAAATTCATTAATAAAGATTCATTTGAAAGAGTATTTAAACATTGTGGATTAAAATATGATAAGAAAAAGAGAATCACTATCATAGTATCACAAGCTAAAAATGATTTTGGATATATAGATGAAGAGAATATAACTGTATTAGCAAAGTCTGTATATAATACTATTTATGATGGAATGGAGTATGAAACATATTTACTCTATATGCAATATATATATGCATATACCACTCATAATCCAGATATACAAGATAATATAGTACATCCGTTAGCTCTATATAAAACTGGAGTTCATGCTAAACAACTAGCAGATCCAAAAGAAACAGATCCAAAATATGACATGGAGAAGATATTTAAACATGTCTATGAAGAATATGGTGATAGAGCTATATTAGAAATAGTAAAAGATAATAAGATTGGTACTCTATTAAAGTATACCAAAGATATGATTGCTTCTAGTATACCATTTATAGAATCTGTAAGATATTATCTACAAGAAGAAGATAATCCTACTACACAACCAAATGATGATAGTAAAGGATATACTATATCTGACTTAGATAAAATAATGTCTAATAATCCTGCTAAGAAGATTGTTTCTCGTATAAAGAGAAAAATGAATAAAATAGCAAGAGATATCAAAAGAGGTAATGCTGGTACAGATTCTAAAACAAAAACTACTTTACAGCAATTAGATCAGTTAGGAAAAGTTGATATTCCAACATTACCTAATGGGGGATCAGCTCCAACTGAAGAAGAGTATATTATATGGACCAATGGAGAATGTGTTGTATCAGAGAATTGTATATTCTTTTTGGAAGATGCTAACCCCAAATACGACCCAATGTTGAAAAAGATTCTGTATCAAGATAGATTAAGAACTTCTAGACAAGTTTTAGATATATATAAGAGGGTAAAAGCAGAAGCTCCGTTTATTAGATATACATATATAAAGCCAGAAATGTATAAGAATAGAAATTTATTCTTTGATCTTTCTTATTATAATGAATCATACTTCCGTCATGTTGGAGATGTTTTAAGAGGAGCTTCTCCTAGAAAAGCCATGGAAGTATATACTGAATTATTAAAGAGAATGATTGATGATGAAAGATTTTCATCATATAAAAAGAAGACTATATTTATTCCTGTATTAGACTGGAATCATAATAATTCCACTAAGATGTGGATGTATAGAAATGGTATATCTCCAATATCTATTATATATGAATTAATATTAAATCATCCTACAGATGCTAAGAAGTTATTTAAAGGCATTGATATTGTATTTATGGGACCAAAGAATTACTTTAAATTATCTTTGGATAAAGTAGATATATCTAAAGATAAAGTAATTTTAAAGATGAGAACTTTAATTTCTAGATTAATTACACTAGGATTTAATTCTCCTGCAGACCCTGATCCAGAAGATGAACAAGAAAATTCACCTAAAGGTATTGCATTAGATATAGTAGATAAAGTCGAGAAATCTCAAAATGTAGAGATCAATGATGTCTCTCCTATAATGAAACATGCAAAGAATTCTACTACAATAGATGGATTTTCCAAATCTACTAGAAAAGTATCTAAAAATGATGCTAATATTGTTAATAATAAAATAGTAGATGGTTCCAACACTACTGCTAAAACAAAAAAGAAAGCTCCAACTATAGATACTAAAACCACAAAAGAGGAAGATAAAGCTGCAACTGGAATATCTTCTACAGATAATGCTGTAAATGCTAAAAATAACGATAAAGAAAAAGAAACGTTAACCACAATGATAGCAATAGCTGCATCTGATTCTAATGATACAGATACTGCATTGAGCAAATTAGATGATGAAGATTTTATTAAATTAGTAAATTCTATCAAAGAAGATGATGATAAAAATATTAAAGTTATTAAAGCAAGAGCATCTGCATTAGTTGATGTATCAGATAAGATTGCAGATGAAAAGATTAATAATATAACTGTGAGAGAATTATTAAAAGAGAATCCAAATGATAATGAATTACCTAAAACAGAATTAAAGATAGCATCTATTAATGATTCATGGAAAAATATGCAATTTATGAATTTTGATAAGACATATAATCCTGATTCAGATATAATGAAGATGCTTGATAATATGAAAAATTGGTCTTATCCAATTGCAGTTACAGACATTAATGTTACAGATACATCTACAGCAGATGATTACATAGATACTTGGGTTATTAATTGTAAAGATTATAAGAAAGAAAGATTTACTTTAAAGATAGATGTACCTAAATTTATAGATGATAAATTCTTAATGCTTAGAGGTAATAAGAAAGCATTAATGATTCAATCTACTATGATGCCAATAGTTAAAACAGATTTAGATACATGCCAAGTTATAGGTGTTGGTGGATATAATAAGATATTCATTAGACGATATGGTTCATCTTTAGGAAGATCTATCAATACTGTAGATAAATTAATAAGATCACTTGGTAAATATACTGGTAAAGAAATAACTACCGTATTGGGTGATAATACTACAATATGTAATAAATATGAATTACCTATAGATTATATAGATTTAGCATCTTATTATTCTATTATAGAAACACCAAAAGTAAAAATTTACTTTGATCAAGATGCTTTAAGAAAAGAGTATACTGTTGATGATAATTTAGGTATTCCTATTGGAATATTAAAGAAATCTGAAAAAGAGAAAGAAGATAGATTATTATATTACGGCGATAATGAAGCTATAGAATATGGAGTATTATCGCAATATCTTGTATTCTTAATTATATTCAAATCAGAAGATAAAGAGTTAATGGATATATATAATAATATTCTTGTATCTGGAAAGAGATATACTTATTCTCGTGCTAATATATTAAATTCTAAGATTCCGATTGTTATGATATGTGGTTATCTTGAGGGATTAACTAGAACTTTAACAAAAGGAAATATAGAATTCTCTATAGAAAAAGATTTACCAAAAGCAGATAAATATCATACTTTTTATGATTACATTAAATTTAAAGATGGATATTTAAGATATAAAGTGTCATATAGTTCATCATTATTAATGAATGGATTGAAGGAATGTGATACAGAAGATTATAGTCTGAAGGATATGAATAGTAGAGAAATGTATATGGATTTCTTAAATGATAAGATAGGATCATTGAAAGCAGATGGATTAGATAACTCTTATGATTTAATGCTAGATCCTATAACAAAAGAAATTCTCTCTATATATAAATTACCAACAGATTATGTCTCTGTATTATTATATGCAAATAAATTATTAGCAGATAATAAATTTGTTAAACATGTAGATATGTCTGTTAGAAGATTTAGAAGAAAAGAATTAATTGCTGGATATTTCTATAGAGTACTATCATCAGCATATGAAGTATATGCAAACTCTATAAGACATTCAAGAAGATCAGTAAAAATGAGCGTAAAGAGGTCAGCACTAATTGATATGATATTATCAAAAGATCCATCTACTAATGATTTATCTATCAATAATGCTATTAATGATATAGAATGTGCTAATACAATTACAAATAAAGGTTTAGTTGGAATGAACTTAGATAGATCATATTCACTAGATAAACGTGGTTATGACCAATCTATGTCTAATGTATTAGGAATGTCTACTGGATTCTCTGCTAATGTTGGTGTTAATAGACAAGCTACTATAAATGCTAATATACAAGGTGCAAGAGGATTTGTTAAAACCAATACAGATGAATCAAATTCTGCTAAATTAGATACTGTAAATTCTCTAACAATTACAGAAGCTTTAACTCCATTTGGAACAACACATGATGATCCTACTCGTACATTAATGACCTTTGTTCAGACATCTAAACATATGGTTAGAACAGATGTTGGTGATCCATTATTGGTTACAAATGGTTCAGATGAGGCTATGCCATACCTTGTATCTAATATATTTGCATTTAAAGCAAAGAATGATGGTGTTGTAAAAGAAATTGTTATTGGAGAAAAAATAAATGATAATTCATATATGGTAATAGAATATAAAGATGGTACTAATGATATAGTAAATCTGGCTGAAACTATAGAAAAGAACTCAGATGGTGGATATTCTGTACCTATGAAACTGGATACAGATCTAAAAGTTGGTGCTAAAGTAAAGGCTGGAGAAATATTGGCATATGATAGAAAATCATTCTCTAATACAATAGGAGAATCTAAGAACCTAGCATTAAATATTGGTACATTAGCAAAAGTTGCTATAATGAATACTGATGAAGGGTTTGAAGACTCTGCTGCTATTACAGAAGATTTTGGTAAATTACTTGGTACTGATGTTATTACGACAACAACTAAGACATTAGGTAAAAATTCTAATGTATTTTTATTAAAGAAACCTGGTGATCCAATAGTAGAAGGTGAAACTATAATGAGTTATCAAACTTCATATGATGATGATGTTGCTAATTCATTATTAAAGAACCTTAATATGGGTAAAGAAGAAGTATCTGAATTAGGAAAGAATCCAATAAAATCAGATCATACTGGTATATTAGAAGGAATTAAAGTATATCGTACAGTAGAAATGGATGAATTATCACCATCTTTACAAGAATTAGTAAAGATGTATGAAAAACCAATTAATGCTATGAAATCTGTATATAAGAAATATGGAATAAATCCAAATAAATTACCATCTACAAATAAAGTTGAATCTAAGGGTAAGACTAAAAATGTAGAAGATGGTGTATTAATTGAATTCTATATTAAATATAAAGATAATATGGGCTTAGGAGATAAGATAGTCTTCTATTCAGCTAATAAAGGAATTATTAAATACATGATTCCAGAAGGTGAAGAACCATATACTGAATTTAGACCAAATGAAAAAATAGATGCATTTGTATCTATTGGATCTATTAATGGTCGTATGGTTTGCTCTACACCGTTATTTGGATCAATATCTAAATTAATGGTTGAATTGGATAGATCATGTAAAGATATAGCTGGAATTCCTTATGGAGATAGAGCATAAAAAAGAATGGTGGATGGGGTAAACCCATCCACCATATTATCCACTTTTATAACACATGTATATTCCTGCATTTAATAATATATTTACTAAATAACAACCGCATATACCGAAATCTAGATGTGAATCTAGTATCTTAATTAAACAATGTATAACCAATCCACCGAATAATGCTGACTCTAGTGATTGATATAACTCTTCACTAGATTTATGCCCATACTTACAGATCAGTATTGCATCTATAGCAAGTATAGAATATAATGCGTAGCAATAATTATAAGCTGTCTTTGACTTTGATATTCCTGCGATAAAAATTGTTAATAACAGTTGCAATACATACGAGATAAACCTTCTATCTGTAAATGTCATAACAATGTCACCTCTTCAAATAATCCTTTATTATTAAATAATATAATTTCGCTTGTATCCAAATTTACCCCAGTTGCAGTTATTTCAATTGAGCCATCAACTCTCGCAGTAGCATCAATATAATATTTTAATTCTCTATCACTTACTCGTATAGTGAGCAAATTATTAGATGATTTAATATCAATATTACATTTTTCTTTATTTACTTTTGTACCTCCCATTTTTCTTATATACATTTTATCTATATCTATATTATCAGATCGGCTTATAATCAATATAATATCACCATTATCTGTTATAGATACCATTCCAGTAAGTTGCATACTCTCCCCCTTGTTTAGATAGATTATATATTAAATTGTATTTCTATATTGTTCAGATTAGGTAAAATACCCCATAATACGAACAATATATTTTCAAAAGGAGTTTTGAATGATGTAAACATGGGCAGTGTCACTATCATTTTACCAACACCATGAATCAGCTTCACCGAAATTCCTAATACAAATAAGGACTTTTTGAATATAACTTCTTTAATAAATCTTTTATTAGAAGCGTTTACCTTGTCAAAAATTTTCATCATGACATCTGTGACCCTTATTTTAAACATATGTCCTCCAGTTTATAAAACTTTAATGCAGGGGGAATAATCCCCCTGCATATTTATTTTATGGTTCCGGTATATTTGAATACGAAATCCAACGCAGTATTTATAGAATTTATATATAATTCTTTATTATTTACATTTTTGCTTTGGATTTCGTTTTTTAGTGTAAGCAATCTAATTATACTCATATCCAATATAGACACATTTCCTCGTCTGCAATGGATAGCTAGATTTATTGCTTCTTCTTTTGGAGTTACCATTGTAATATGCATAATATTATTCATAGAATATATTCCACAAATAACAAGTGGTGAACTCCACTCTAACTTATCGAGATATCTATCATACAATGGAATAAATTTTTCGTTTGGTAATTCCTTTGTACACTCGATTAATTGAATCATCAGCTCAGTAAATTTGCTTGGTTCTTTATCAATAAGAAACCATACTCTATGAGCTGACATTGCTTGCGTAATATATATCATACCATGGTATACGTCAATGTTTTTCATCTTAGACGTATATTCGTCTTTTATGAGATTCCCTGTTATACTCCACTCTACCATACCATATCTAATATCTTCTATAATAGTATGGTCATTTGTTGTGATTGTAAAATATACTTTCTTGAATCCAGAAAACGAATTTTCTGAATTCTTTATAGAATTCATTAACCATCTTGTATATGTGTTAACTTTATTCATTTTTTCATACAACGCAACAGAGATATTGTTGTTTTTGCACCAAGACAATGGATCATAGACACCATGAATATCTACTTCATATATTGGTGTTTTTGTTGTTTTAAATAACTTCATCTTCATTTATCCTCGTATATAAATGATATTTTAAGATCTTCAAAAAATCACTAATCAAATTAATAGAATAAATATAATCTCCATAAAACATTATTTTTACTCCATTAATTGTAACTATAAACCCGTTATCAATATCTGCAAAAACAGAGTGTGTTATAGGTACAAACACATTCCATTTATGATTAATATTATCATATGCAAATCCAACCCTTCTGAACTCAAACACATATTCAGAAGATTTTGGATCTAATAATGGATTCATATACTCAATAGTGTCATAATTCTTTTTATTTACAATAGATTCAGAATATTCTTTTTGTTCAAATATAATATCCTGAGATCTATTTATATAATCTTGAATTGATGATATTAATCCACTAATAACATCATCTGGAATATCATCAAGGAGATTATGTGTATCTATGAATTTTATCATATCTCCATAATCATAGATTGGATACCTTCTTAATGTACGTGAATCTGAATATATCTCTTTTGTATATAGTGTAATACACGCTATAGATATTAAGGTGATTATATCCATATGTGTCATAAACGGTACATCGGATTTTAAGAACAAATTCCCTGCATCCGATAATACAATTGTATTACTTGGACCTAACCCAAGTAATATATCATAATGATCTTTTGGAATATTCACATGAAGTGAATTCTCCAAATAACTTTTTATGAAAGTGCCTTTTCTTGCTCTGGCACATATTTCCCTGTTTTCATCATAATATACATCATATAATGTATCGCAGTCTCCCTCTATAAATGGGATTATTCCATACATCACTTCGACGTTATCATCTGTTAATGGAATCATACCATCAGTAAACAACTGCAATCCATAACTCATATCTGGTAATTTATATATATTACTTCCAATGGATTTTTTAATATCTTTTTCCATAATAGATATATATTTATCCATTTTGGTAATATCGTCTATTAATACCTTCTTAAGAGGTGATTTTTTACTAGAATCACTTTGTTTTGCAATCTTCTGAATAGCATTTGGGGTTAGAATAAATTCTTTTATTTTTATATTAGAATTTTCCATCCCAGCCATTTCAAACAAATTCAAAAGACTATTTTTTATTATATCTGCACTGTTTTCTTCGGAATACATTTGATATAATATATCGAATGATTGCTCATTTTCATATATAGGGACGTTACTCAGCTTTAATATATTAAAACCAATGTCTGTGTATATTGATTTTAATATAGAATTCATTAGTTCTTGAGTATCACATACTATATTATCATCTTTTAATAATCCACTTATTGCGTCTGATAAGATGGATGATGCCATAAATAAAATTTTCACTGTCTCTGTAATATCGCTTCCAGGAAACAGCATGATGAATTTCTTATCCATGGTGATTTTTGTTGTAGGTTCTTCCAATATAGGATCATCACCTGTATATCTTTTATGTGTGGCTATATCATTTTTTGATATAATATCATCCACACTTTTATATGTTCTCATAGTTAGTGCAGTTCTATTTTTATCATATAATACTATAACACCATATTCTAGCACTCCAGATTGAGAAATTGTAAATATAGAATCGTAGTTACCTGCCTCCAATTTAGCATTGGCATATGGTCCATCTTTAATAATTATTTTTTCATCATCATAGTTGTAATCAGTGGAGATCTCTTTTATATCATTAGAGAACGATAAACTTCCTGATATAGCCTTATGATAATCAGAGATTGATGGGTTTTTAGGCATATGCTGCAAAAAATATTGAAGCACTGCTTTTGCAAATAATACACAACCCCGGTATTGGTTCTTTTCCATTTTTACCTCCCTAAATAATAAGATCTGGGTTTTAACCCAGATCTTATCAAATATACATTGCAATATCTTATACCTAAATCATAAGCCTCTGCATGCGAGGCTACACACACATCTACTGTAGAGTTAGGTACACCTCTATCATCTACAATTCGAAAGCCGATTCCCTCGATATAGATTAAACTACCAAGAGGATATGATCTTCCCATTGCAGATGATTGCCCTACCACAAGAGGGTTAGACAGAGCAGACCTGCCAGGGTTACCTGGGTTACATCTAGCACAAGGACAGTAAAAAGTGATCTTCTTTTTACCTATAAACTCTCCTTTCTGCTCTGTATCTGATAAAAATTCTCCAGATATATATCCATTAAGATCTGGAGAATAATACCAATTTATATCCTTATACCACTCGGTTACATGTACTTGAGTGTTAAAGGATAAATTATTTACTATTTCTGAACCAAGATCATTTAGTATAGATCTTACGTTCAGATTACTACATGATACATATTTTACAATATCCACTGATTCTATATTATACAGTGGTTTTGTTGTATCAGATATAGTTGTAGTTGATACAACCAGCACACCTTCATTATTTTCTTTTATAGAAGGGGTCTCTCCAACAGTTTCGGTTGTGTCTGCATAAGCCACAGACACAATAATCAGCATGGTCAGGATCGTAGTTACGATAAATTTGATTGTTTTCATGTTTCTTCTCCTTTTTTGTAATTTTGAGAGTTTTAGATATATTTTAGGATTTTACACTCTCATACTTATAATACGTAATTGAAATAATTAATAATATATTTTTTATTATTATAAAAAGAATAATTAATAGTTGGTAAAATATAGATAATGCATTATATATATAAATATAAAATATATTTTATAACATTATAATCAAAAAAATAAATAATGGAGAGAGACTACCCTATGGTAGTCTCTCTCCTAGCGTAAGGAGAAGCAGTAACAGTGAATACTGTTACTTTGCTTTCGCTTTAGCAGCAGCCGGTGCTGACTGAGGCTCTGTGGGGGCAGGAGTTGCGAGCTTAATTAACAGCTCGTTTGTTTCCTTAAACGAATCAACGAGCTGTTTCAGCTTCTCATCCAAAGCATCCTCGGTAAGATACTTCGGCTGAACCTGGGGCTGGGGCTGATCCTGAGGCTGGGGAGCCGGGATATCCTGTTCCATCAGCTTTTTCAGCATCTCTCCAAAAGCATCCTCGGTCAGATATTTCGGCTGAGGCTGAACCTGGGGCTGGGGCTGAGACACCGGGATATCCTTCGTCGCCGCCATCTTTTTCAGCATCTCCTCCAAAGTATCCTCGGTAAGATACTTCGGCTGAGGCTGAACCTGGGGCTGGGGCTCCGGAAGCTGAGCAGCTGTCTTCTGCTCCTGATCCGCCATCTCAGTGATTTTCTTCAACAGCGTTGTTAAAGTGCTGTTAAGTTCATCCTGAGAGCTCTTCGCCGGAATCTGAGGATCAGCCTTCTGAGGCTGAGCCGTGATCACACGCCCGTCCTGGGTTACAACCAGGATTTTATCCTCTTTTTCAGAAGAAGATGAAGAACTGCTTCCTCCACCTCCCCCGAAGTTATCGAAGATTAAACTGCCGATCCCGATAACTCCAGCAGTTGCCAGGGCTGCACCACCAACGGTGAGGCCGATATCAGCCCACTCGTCTCCTGTTTTCCCCAAAAACCCTCCACCGCAACCGGTGGTTTTCGACATACTGCTACTCATCATAGATGTGTTAATGTTCATTATATACCTCCTGTGGTATTGATAAACTAACTATTGACTGGTTCCTATTAAATTTTCAAATCCGGTGGCAGTTATACTCAGCCACTCCTGAGTTTTTTGTATGACACTACTAGTTATTCACATATATATTATTTAATCAATTATTGATACTTTTTAACATTTTTTGACTTTTTTCTAACTCAGAAATATT